TTATATAAGCTAAGGTGCGTAGCTCAGCGGCCTTATAATCTGCCTCTATTAAAGTATATCCAGGTTCTGCTCTATATAGAACTCTCATTTCTTTGGTTACATTTTGCACGTTAGGCTCGCTAGAGCTAAGTCTACCGGTAACGGTACCATGTACGTTGAAGGTGCTGTGTATTCGTCCGTCGACATCTGTCAAGCGTTTTACGGCCTTGATGTACGTACTGTGTAGTTTTCTAACTGATCTAAACTCTAAGATTGCATCTACTATATCATGTTGCTCTTTCATAGCTTTCAATGTATCTGCATCGGTGCTTCTCTTTTTATTTCCTGTTAGACGTAGTCTATCGTATAATAGCCATTTCAACTGAGGTACACTACCAGGGTTGAAATACTTGGGAGCGCTCTTCGCACCCGTCACTCTTCCGTATTCCTCCGCGTCCCACAATGGCTCCGCCAGCTGCTTTATATAATTCGTTATCTTTTCCAGTCTCTCTGTCAGCTCTGTATCTTTAGCTTTCAGTTCTTCCTTATCTACAAATAGGCCTTTCATCTCTACCTTTATCAAGAATCTCGATGCAGGTAGCAGCAACTCGTAGTATAATTTTTTCAGCCTTCCATCAGCCATCACCTCAGGACGCAGTTTGAAGAACAACCTGAGTGTCCGATCACAGTCTTTTGCTAAGTACGGATACAGCACATCTTTAGGCACATTCGCGTATCCTAGGCTTTTCGGCTGCCCCTTAGTGTACTTATCTACCACGTTTTTGTAAGACTCATCGCCGAAGTAATACGCGCATAGCTGCTCCAAGTCGTGTGTACCGGGATTTTCATTCAGGCAGTAGTGAAGTATCATGGTATCTTCGTCTAACCTCGCAGGTATACCTCTCTGATGCAGAAACTTCAAGTCATATTTGCCATGTTGCCAAATCCACTTAGGGTGAGGATGACTAAAGAGGTCCTTCAAGTATGGTACCATGTCGCCGGGAAATATCAATACGCTGCCCGGTTTCCAGGCAATACCTAAATCAAGAATCTCACCACTGAGGAAGGTACCGCTAGTTTCGATGTCAGCTGCTAGATACTGCTGCTTAACCAAGTCCTCTTTGACTTCGTCTAGTTGTTTGCCGGTTTGCACTACTTCGTACGACGGATCTGGCGGTCTGTTGACGTCACCATGTTGTAGCACTTCTTTAGCTCTTCGCAGAGAAGCGAGGAAATGTCTGTATTTGCTGCCATCTCGTAGGATAGCGGCTGGATGAAATGCAGGAACGATCTTACAATCGAGCAGTAAAATGCTAGAGTCTAGTACTCTACCCTGCTCTTTGGTTATCTTCAAGTCGAATCTGTCAGTTAACGTATGCATAGCTGTGTTACCTAACGCAATTATAACTTTAGGCTGTACCTGCTGCAGCTCGCGCAAAAGACGCTTCCTACAGTTTACTACAGCACCTTTTTTGATAGGCTTTCCTGTTGGAGGCTTACATAGCATAGCATTCGTTATGAATATATTGTCAGCGCTAGGAAGGCCTACTAGACTGAGGGCCTTCCTAAGCAACTGCCCACTAGCACCGACGAACGGCTTTTTCCTAGCTATTTCTGTCGCACCTGGTGCTTCTCCTACTATAGCTACATCAGCCTTTTTTATCCTGCTTGGTGGTATCTTAGGATATTTACTATATGGGCAATTATAGCAGTCTGCCATTACATACATCCTCCCATATTGTAATATTGTCTGATATGAGACTCGTATCGGTGCTTTCTTCCATAAAATCTATCTCAGCCTGGCTTCTTGGTATGTTGTTTCTCAAAGCGTTATGCATATTGATACCACTTCTGGCGTATATATAAGCTATCGAACTATCTACGCCTCTAACTCTACTTCCGAAGAAATCGTTTATGACTCCTACCTCACGCGCATCACACGCGCATCCGAGCAGATGTATGTCTTTATCCTTCAGCTTAGGTAGTATAGCTGCTATGGCTAGTAACCTGACATATGGACCTAGTACATAGTTTAAGAACTTCGATATTCCAATTGTGTCGACAGGCCACTGTAGCATTTCGAGAGCGCAGCCGACCCATTCATGTAAAGTCCGCCCCTGTGGAACCGCCATCAATCTACACTCCAACCCGCTTCGCTTTACGACGTCTATAGCTTTATACGACCTATCTAAAGTAGCCTCACTGTCATACAATACATCTGGTAGGATTAACTCTGTGGGGTTTATACTGGCTGCTAACCGTACTAACGTATCTACTCTTTGTTGTTCCCCTTCTGCTGCACCATTGTCCATTATGACAAACTTGCCTTTCTGTGCTTGCTCTTTGTAGAAATCGGCATATCTAGGAATGGAGTTAGCTAAATGAGCCAAGCACATATGATAGTTCTTACTCTGAATTAAATATAGATAGGAAACAGGAACTATACTCGCTACCTTCACGATCGACCACTCCTCCTTTCGGACTTGAATAACTCAATCATGCGAGCGACAGTATCAGCAGCATCCCACTCCGACATATACGTTGTGTCGACGACTACGTATGGAATAGTAGTCTGCCTGAAAAACTCTTCATATCTATCAATTACCTCTTTCAGCAATTCTACTTTCCTTACATAGTCATCACCTCCATCCTTATGGTATCTTTTATACAAGCAGTCGTAAGCTGCTTTTACATACACCATGAGGAGTTCGAGCTTGCGGAACTTCGCTTCGATGTCATATCTATATTTCTCTAACGTCGATGGCGCTCCTTCTATTACTGGTGAGTATACAAGATCGTCTGGGTAGTTACACCTGTCCCAAAGTACCAGGCTATGCTTTGTCGAGCGCTGTATGAAATCGTCAATAGTTGAAAGCGCCTCGTTTTCGGGCATCTTCACTGCTTTAAGAATTGGGCAATCAAACCTCTCCTTCAGTATGTTGATCGTAGTACTCTTACCAGCTTTGTCTGGCCCTACAAATACAACTATCAATCTGCATCCTCCCTATACAACGGTACATTATCCAATCTGTACTTAATTTTGTCCTTCATACGCTCGTATAGCACTTTGTGTTTCTTCTTCCAAGCTTCGTCGAACCTGCATTTTGCACAATTTAGCAACTCGATAAAGTATATCATTACATCTACTGCCTCCTCGTCGAACTGTTGCCACAGCTCTTCAGACTCACCATCTCGCCATATCTTCTTAACTATGTTACAAAGCTCTCCGATTTCTCCAGCTAAAGCCAATGCGAAGAATCCCATGTTCTGTACAGTCCTTTCATGTAGATGAGTGAGGTTAAAGGTTTCATCTAACTTGATGACGTCCTGCACGTAAGGGTGTAGCTTCGAATTGATCAAGTTGATCCCTCCTTACCAATCTCGTATTATAGCACCGTTTTCGCCGTCTTCCATTACTGTCACACTTATTTTTCTATGTTCTCCATACTCTTGATGTAGCGTATCCTTGATTATTCTCGCGATCTGTTCGCAAGACAGTGTAGGACACTTTGCAGATTTGCCTAACTCGGCTTGCATCATATCTGCTATTTTTGGGTTATTAGCTAGTATTTCATGTATCTTATTCTTTACCATAATGAATTCGAGCTCTCTGTCGTCGTGGAATACTTCTATTTCGACTGTTACATAGAATTCATGCCTATGAGCCTCTCTTAGATATAACACTTCATCTGGTGCATGAGGATAGTGGTGCAGACCCGTGAAACGAGTCTGCACTATGACAAATGTGTTGTATGGCATCAAATCACCGTCCTTAGCATTTTAATCCAACTGTCTGTAGACATTGATTTCGAGTCTACATACATACGGCTCACTTGTATCGGTAAGTGGTGAGGCGAGTCTATCTCGAGTTTCGATAAAACTGCTACAGGATCACAAACGCGAATAAATTCCTCGCTTATATAAGCCAGAGCCTGTTCCGCCGACAATTTTGTTTCACTTAAGCATCTCACCCACTGAGCGAAGCTGTCCCACTCTAACAACCTGTCACGAGGCATGTAGATCACCGACAATGTCCCGCCATACGGTTTTTCCGGTTCTCCATGAACTCTGTTAGGTATCGGACACAGTGCCATGAAGGGCACTCTAACTGATACTACGCACTGACTCACGTTTTTTACTTTACTATCGTCTATATACGTTTGAAATAACTGCTCGCTCATACATATCCCCCTTCAGCCATCTTACACCTAAATACACAAACGGAGTATCACAAACTGCTATGACATATTTGATCACAAGGTAATTTACAAACATTTTAGTTAATTCTGTCACAGGCATCGTACCCACGAACGCTATTGTTATAAATATTGCACTATCTATAGTTTGGGATAGCATAGTACTCAGATTATTTCTCACCCACAGATGTCTACCTTCCATTTTGGCTCTAAGTAGATGAAAAAGCCATACGTCGTGGGTCTGCGATACTAAGTATGCAATCATGCTAGCTAGTACTATTCTAGGAACAGCGCCAAGTACTACATTAAATGCTGCTTGACCTTTCCAAAACTCCGGAAATGGTAAAGCCAACGCTGTGGAATATAAACCTACCATCAGGAGATTGGCTAAAAATCCAGCCATCACGAATCGCTGAGCGTGTTGCTTGCCAAACACTTCTCCTACTATATCCGTGAATGCGAAAGTGAGGGGGTATGCGATAATCCCAGCTGTTACCGCAACACCCCATACATTTATCAATTTGGATGCTATCGTGTTTGCTACTAAAATAGAGGTTATAAACAGAGCTAACAGCATATCTCTCTTCCAGCTACTATTGTTCATTGCTTCTCCTCCCCTCGTAGTTTCCTTCTTGGTTAAAGCGTTCTATTTCCTCTAATGATACGTACCAATTTCCTCCCTTTTTTATAGCTCTCAAATAGCCTTTATATATTAAATTGAGTGTAGTAACATAGTGTTTACCGATCATAACTGCAGCTTCGCGAACAGGAACCTCTTTGCGGATCTCACTCATTTAACCTCCCTCCCTCTAGATATTCTAAAAGTTGTTTGGCTTCTAGCATCTTCATCGATGCTGCTAATAAACTCTGACTGCTTGATACTGCATATAACTGATATTCAGTAACATAAACAGCGTTTCCGCTTTTTGTATAATTTAACACAGCAGTCATAGCTTTGCTTTCAGCCTCGTAGCCATCTGCCATTAATTGAATAGCTTGAATCATTAACTCTTTAACAGATTCTGGTATACTTTCATCTAATTGTACTTCACCTTTCACGCTTACCAGTAATTGTGAACTTCTACGCAGCCTTTCTCTTACTTCGTATACCGTATTAACTACGTCTTTTGTAGTATATCTCCCTTCTTTCGCTTTGTACATTGTATCATTGAATTGTGTTATAGCAGTCTCACCGTCGTTTTGTATCTGCTGGAGCCTGTCCCAATAAACATAAAACACTTGCAACGTGCGTGCTTCGTTGTCAGCTGGTGTTAGCTGAGTTTCTGTACTGCATCCACTCGCTGAAAATAGAACTGCCGTAGCTACTGCAACTGCTATTAGCAGATTCACCATGTGCTTTCCACGTTCTATCGTTAGATTCCTAACAATACGCCACGGCGGCAGACTGTTAGCCCACCGCCGTTTGCTACTATGCATCAAGAAATGCATTGGCGTCCTCGTCGGGTGGAAGCACATCTGTGACCTCGTTGCGACGCTCACCTTTGTAAGATCTTACACGCACTTTAACTTTAAGGGGCAGTCCTAATGCATCGCCAGTATCTGCAAATGCTGCAGGATCGAAATGACTGAGATCGATATCAGGGCATACTCTAACGAGAAGCCTTTTCAGTCTTGACAAGCCACTTTCCTTATTGAGAACAGTATGGTAGAACAAAAGTCTGCCATCGTACTCCTCGTCTACTACCCTAAATGTGAAGGTTAGCATAGGGTTATCCGCTTGAGAAATGCTATACTCTACATTATCAATTATGCAATTGTATACACCCGCAGGCATCGCCTCGAATCTAGGTTTCTCTTCGCTAACATCTGTAAGATTAAGCACTAGATTCTCTCCAGTATTCCTTTCTTGCTCCATAGCAATACTCTCGTCGGGATTAAGAAAATCTTGATTTGTCATTGGGTATCTCCTCCTTAAATTTTAATTCCTACCTTTAAACAGTTTGTAAATTGCAAACATATCCGGGTCGTCAACGTAGGCACCATCAAATCTGGGAAATCTGTTCTTCGCGTGGAAAGTCTTACCTGGTTGTAGCCATAAACGCCTCTGTATCTCACCTCCTTCATTGGCAGCACCAGCTACGTAGTAGCCCACACAGTCAAAGAAGCCTTGTACTCTGCTAGATAGCTTACCCGGTAGTGCAGGTGTTCTATACATTCTTTTCTTATCGTCGATTTCGACGTCTTGACTGCATACCACTATAACGTTCATCGGCAAGTCTCTGAACGAACGTACTAGCAACAGTATCATCTCCGACGACGTGTTCCATTCTTTAAATTGAGGTGAATCCGGTTCAATATCTAAGGAGTGCTCGCCAACTTTGATGCCTAACAGCTGGTACATAGCCATTTTCTGTACTTCGGTTAAAGAGTCTATTATTACTGTTTTGTATTTGCGCAGTACGTTGATTTCTGGTGCAAACCGGTTCTGTAACTTCCATAAAGCGTCTTCATCACCTTTATCTCTAGCTGCGCAGTGAAGCCTTAAAAACTCGTGTAGCCTAGCAAATTGCCTATGGTTGCTTACAGGTACAGTGTCGATATGTTCGGAGTCGATATCCTCTATACTCATGTCGCCTGATTCTGCGTCAATCAGCAGCACGTCACACATATCAGGTACAAACGCTGCTGATGCGGCTAATGTAGTTTTACCGACTCCGTACTCGCCGTATATTAACATCTTCAAATACCTCTGACGCTTTCTGATTGGCACTATAGCGAACGGCGCTGGTGCTATATTTGGTTTAGCTGGTTTTCGTCCCTGGCTACTTATATTACTGGTTCCATCAGCTGGGGATTTTCCCAATCTATCTTGCTCCTCCAATCTATATCCTCCTTTCTTTCAAATTCTTGCTGTAATAGAAACTCCCAATCGCTACCATCGCATATAGCCAGACACACTGTTCTGTAAGGGCAATCCCACGTGCAGTCCCTTGTGGGATTAGGATACAATGGTATATTAGGATTAAGCATATCCATACCCTCCAGAACGATCATCTGGTATTCGTGCTGTTTGAAGTACTCATTTCTGCGCACTGCATCCCATCTTATATATCTATCACCTTCGTAGGTCTCCTGTTCTGCTAAGTAATTCAAATAGTTAACGTACTTGTCTGGCAGATTTTCCATGTCGTATCCATGTTCGATAAGCGCTTGTTTGAATAGCCTGTGGGTAGTCCTTTGCCTCTTATCTACACTCAGGCCTCCATCGACGAGTTCTTTTGGCCATTGCGGGAAAGATTTCTTTATTTGCAGGTACACGACGCCTTCAACTGGCATTCCGTAGTACTGCTCAGCAGCCCAACAGTACGCAGAAATCTGTGCATCGAGTTCTAGTTTATCTGTGTCAAAGTTCTTCACAGTCTTGTAATCCATGACCCACAGCCTGTCGTAGGGGTCTACAACGATTCTATCGAAGGCTCCCTGATATACGACTTTTTGCCCGGCGTATTTGGTCAACTCTGGTATTTCTATGCTAAACTCTACTTCTACCTGTGGCTCTCCATCGACGTAAAAAGTTCTGTATTCACTGCTTCTATAGCTCAACCATAGCTCGTAGTAGTCTAGGATGCCAAAAGCTAGACCTAACAGCTCTTCATGGTCTTCGGGCAGCAGATTTGGAAAATGCTTGAGGAATACGTTGTAATAGGCTTGATATGCGTGCTTAGGAGATTGGAACCTCCTGTATCCATGGTAGTCTTCGAGTGCGAAATGTATTCCACTGCCAAACCAAGTGTTCGAGTTAGATTCTATCTTCGAGGTTAGATGCTGCCTCAGAGGACTTGAAAAATTCCACTTCCTACGACACCTCTTAAATGCAATTCTATCATGCGTGTGTATCGCAATAGATTCAGTCATATCAACCCTCCTTTCGTGTCGTAAATTGTAGCAGATTTTTATATCTTTAATTAAATTATACTATATTTTAATTGTGCAATCAACGGTAAATTTTAATTTTTTTTTTCTTTTGTACCTTTCTGGTAGTAAATGCTCGGGCAATAGTACTAGGCCCGAAGCAACAAATTTACTACTTACCGCTTGCATTATATACTCATCCAGCGTACCGTTGTTTATTATATAGTAACATCTTACATGCTTTTTCTGTCCAATGCGATGTAGTCTGTCTTCTGCTTGTTCATTATCATCATAACTCCACTCGTAGCCAATAAAATATGCAGCAGAAGCAGCGTAGGCGTCGAATGAAGTACTGCTTTTTATAGTAGCTACCAGCGCTTTTTTAGCAGTTGGAGCTTTCTGAAATCTCTGAGTCGTTTCGAATAACTCCTTAGCAGACATTCCGCCTTTTACTGTAATTATTAAATCTGATATCGACTGAAGCTCTTCCGCTATCAAATCTACAGCAGCCCTAAACGGTGTAAATACAGCTACGCTATTACCCTCCAAATACTCGTCCTGTACCAAGTCCTTTATACTAGATAGCGCTGCTCCTTTGTCGTCGATCCCTAACAGCATAGGACTAACTAGCAATTGGCGCAGTTTGAGATCGCGAGATACTGCATTAGGTGCAATTACAAGTCTACCGTTGCTTTCGGCGAGCATTTGCTCAGCTAACTGCTCGTATAGCCTCTTCTGCACAGGCGTCATGTCAATGGGTATGCTAGTTCTAGTTTTAGAAGGTAGATCATGTAACACCTGATCCTTAGTTCTCCTTATGATATACTTATCCCTAATGTCAATTCTGAACTGCATTACGTCTTTTGGTCTTCTTTCTATGGTAGATCCGAATTTATCTTTTATAACGATGCAGTACTTATTGACAAACTTCCAATAACTAGTAAATATTTTAGGGTATAATAGGTTAAGTGGTGCCCATAGATCAGCCGGTGTTTGCCTTATGGGCGTGCCTGTTACCAGAAACATGTTTTTGCTGCTTAGTTTTTTGAACGCCTTAAATGTCTTTGTCTTTCTGTTAAGTAGTCCGGATTTGTGTATCTCATCAGCTACTACTGTTACCCAGTTGCTCTGCAGCTCGCATATTTCTTCGA